GATATTACCTGCTACGTGTGGGATATCTATCCCCTCATAGGTATATGTTCCAGAGGATTTATATTTAGAATCTGTCCATAATTTAACTGAGTCGTTAACATTACTAAGATCTTCAGCTAAAGGTTTTGTTAAAAAAGTTTCGTTAAGAGCCGCTTCTACCAATCTAGGTATACCCATTACCGTTCTTACAACACCTTTTCTAATACCTTTTATAGTATCTAAAGGAAGGTCTATTATCTGAGATGCAGCTTGGGGAAAACCTTTAAGTTCTTCGGGTAAGACTTCTTCAGCTTTTTTAGCTAACTCTTTAGCCTTACCAAGACCTGACTCAGCCTTACTTAATGGATCAAACTTAGGAATAAACTTATCCGCCTCATCCATTGTTTTTATAAAGTCTTTTTGTTCCTGAGTAATCTTAGGAGATTTCTCTAACTCATCATCAATACGTGTTACATATTCAGTTCTAGACTGATCAACTCTTTTAGATAATTCTTTTTGTTCATAGTCAGTAAATTCAGAATAATATTCTAATTGCCTTGCCTGCTGAATCTCATCCATTTCTTGTTGAATCATGAGATCAGCAAACTCATTAGATCCATCCCACTGGTCACGTCTTACTTCATTTTGTAAAAAAGGAGAACTCTGTTCAAATTCATCAAAATTCATTATCTATTTCTCCTCTCACCTGACGCTACTTTTTTAGTTCTTTCAAAAGAAACTTCCTCATCAATCAATGCCATTTCCTTAGCAGCTTCTGCTATATTTTCTGGAATAGTTCTTAAAAGCTTAAGACCAGTTAAAATGCTTCTAGATTTATTAAGTGCATCTGAGTCTGCCTGCTTTAAAGAACCTTCTTTCCGTTTTAATGAAACAAAATGATCCCCCACCGCTGTAAACAGGGCATCTAAATGATTGTCTTTTTCATCACCCGTTTTTTGTTCAAAAGACGATCCTCTAAAATCTCGAATAAGAGATTTTAGGTGTTTGTTGCTTCCACTTTTATTAAGCATTGGGATAAGAATTTTATTTAAATCTTTTTTGACCGTACTTTTTAAAGGCACATAAACGTTATGGTAATATAGACTTCTTATTTCTTTTCCAACATAATTATTTGCTTTAGGGTCATTTGATAATTCATTAGACATTAACCTATTTATAAGTGCCTTATAGGCTCCTAGAGCTTGGATCTTTATTTGCTCATATTTAGTTTTCTTTCTTCGTTTAGAATATGATTGGTTTTTCATCGGACCTAGAAGTGCTTCCGTTGTGAATGCGGTACCATTATTAGGGTCAAATGTATTAAAACTAAGTTCAGAACTAGAGGAATACATATTATCAACATTAGTTAATAAAGTGTTTAAATTACTTACTAATGATTTAATCTTATGCTTTTCTCTTTCATTTCTAATAGAATTAATACTAGTTAAAAACTTTGAAACGTATGGTATATGTTCTTCTTTTATATCGTTTTCTTCTAACTGCCCCAGTAAGCCTTGTTTATTAGAAATATCAATATTACCATCGTCTAAAAGGTCTAAACCACTTCTTAAAGAATCTAACTGAGTCCTTGTATCAAGACTTTTTAAATATTCATCTCTTAAATTATTATAGGCATTTGGAACTAAAGGTTTACGTATATTTGTATACTTATGCGCTTCTGGATAAGTTTTTAAAAATACTTTAAGTCTATCTTGTAACTTACTAAACTTCTTTTCATTAGTATCATAATCTGATGGGTTATTAACATTTGCAGTTACTGTCTCACTAAACCCAGACATTATTTTATCAAATTCTTCTCTTCTTTCTTTTTTTTCTCTTTTTTCATCGAGTTCTATTATAGTATTCTGAACCCTCTCACCATCAATAATTGACTTGTGCAATTCAGTTACAAAAGTCTTTTTATCAACATCTGCATCTTCTAATATATATAAGAAAGAATATGGACTCTCACCTTTTTTGTCTTTTTTAAGAGGTTTTCCTTTCGCCCACGACTCAAGGTTTTCTACTATTTTTTCTGTGGGAGTATCTGTACTAGATGCCAATGTTTTTACTTGTCTTTTAACACCGGCTATTGCTGCATTAGAAATTGTTTTTTCTATTTTTGAAATATAAGATTTATATTCTTCACGATCGACTATTTCTTTTGTGGCTTTTTCCCCAGTTTTTTGCTCATAATCCCACATAAAAGCGTCAGTTGCCGCCTCAAAATAATTATTAATATTCATATTAAACTGTTTTTGGCCTTGGGCAGATGAATAGTCTAACCCTTTATTTGAATCAATAAACTCAGTTGTCGCATTCTTTTGTTTCTTTTCGAATAACTTAGGGTGTGTTTTTGCAATATAGTTAGCTTCAAAAGTTGCTTTTTTCTTTGTAAATATAAACCTCATTTTAGCTTTTAAATTATCGTCATCTATATCTTTTATCCGACCTTCAAATAAAGGGGTAGCATTTTCCGCAAACCAATTAGGCCCAGCATCGGATGGTGCCTCGCCTATTTTCTCAATCATGTCGCTGTCAAAATTTAAAAGATCTGTTTTTTCGTTTTCTTTTTTCTCTTCTGCCATATAACCTGCGATAGCAGGTATCAGCTTAGTTGAAACATTATCAAGAACCCTACTAAGGGCATCTGCTCGTAACGCTGACTCAGGTGTAACAACAGGTACATTAGAGGACATTCCCCCTCTAGTATCTAATCTTTTTCTTTTTTGAAATCTTGGGATGTAGATCATAATATACCTTTTACTTTATCCACTAATTTTTTTACCCATATACCAACCAGTCGCTGCTCCTGAAACAGCGCCTAATGCAGTTGTCATAGGTATTAAACCTTTCTGGTTAGAAATAGAAGATCTTTGTCTATTAATAGCGTCTGCTTTCATTTCGCTAAGAGTTCTGTACTGGGCATATTGTTTTGTAATACGGCCCTCTTCTGCGATAGCATCCTCTGAAGTTTCTCTCAATATCCTAAGAGCACTACCAGACATCTCAATACCGGCTTTAGCAAAAGAAACTTCTTGAACTCCTAAAAGCTCTCTAGTCTGTTCTCTAAACAAATCTAGTTCTTCAACTCTAGCTTCTTCTAAAAACACTCTCTGCTGAGCAAGATATTTTTTTTCTTCTTGTAAAGCAGACTCTTGAGCGTCAAGCATTTCTTCTTGAGCTTGACCTTGCATGATAGCAGAAGCTACTGCTGTTACGGCCATTATTGAAGCTGGTTCTGCCATTACTTAAACCTCACATACAAAAATTGATCGTTACCTTTCTCATCGTACCCTTTCAAAGTGCATTCGTATTTAAAGCCTAAAGCTTTGGCCCAACGTTGACCCTCATTAAATTCTACATCTACTAAAAACTGAAATCTAGTAAATGAACTTTTACCCATAAGCTTTTTAATTATGGCCAAAGTAGATTTATGAAAAGTCTTGTTAAACTTTTTACTATAAACACAGTCAGGTACTGCATATAGTTCGCAAGTATTAGAGTTTAAATACCTACAACCCAAGATACCGAGTAAAAACTTATTTTTTATAACCGATAAGAATACAAAGTCTTTTAAACCAAAATTAGCAAGTATACCTTCCTTACTAGAATCTGGTGCATTTAAATGTTCAATATGTTCAGGGGAAAAATTACATAGTGAACTAGTCATATGTTATCCCCCTGTGAACTATTGATAACAAGTTCATCGGCATCGGTTTGTCTTGCTGAACGACTACCTGGAAGAATCGCTCATAATCACCAGGGAAATCAAGAAACTTGTCACCAGTGAACAAAGGAAGAGGATCACCCATTCCATGTCCAGGAGGTCTAAATACAATTTCCTCAAGGTTTGCTTCATTCGTAGCAATGCCGAATTTTCCACCATACGTTCCTTGAAATCTAAGAACAATTGAGTCGTTTCTTTTAATGCTACCTTGGGAAGTTCCAAACTGTGCCCCTGCTTCAAGCTTCATAGTTTTGAGCTTACTAGTATATTTCAATCCTACGATGACTTCAGAGACAGGATCATTTAATCGTAGGAAACCATCCTCATCTATACGAGTAGGGGCATTACTAGGGTAAAACTCAAAGTGACCACTTGTGATTCCAGTAGTGGTTAAGTCTATAGCAGTTCCTGCCAGAGCATTTGCATACGTAGTGGCAAGTTGAAAATAATCGTCATCATGTCTTATGACGTAGTAAGTGGTATCTTCTGTTATCCCACCTATTGCAGCGTTGGCAAAAGACTTATAATAAATCTCAGTTCCAGTAACTAAGTAATGGGCAATAACAGTAGAAGCACCCCCAGAATAAACTAAATTTATCCGGTCATTACTAGCGTTAACTTTATTATAAAGAACTGTTAGAGTCGGTGGTACATAACCATTCTGCTCATAAAAACCATCAGCTAAAACTTCAACATCCTCTTCTTTTAAGTGTAAGAAGCCAGGAATAATATAAGCTTCACTTGGTGTAATAGTGTGAGTACCAGAACCGCCAGATATAGTAATAGGGATATGATCAAAAGCATTCTTAGCTGTTGTAGCAAACTGTACTGTGTTAGCATCTTTTTTTATCAAATAGTAATCAGTTGATAACGCTAACCCAGTGGGTAAAGATCCACCAGTAGTTAGTTGTAATTTAGTACCAGTCCCTAATCCATGAGCGGTAATAGTCGTTCCATTAGAAGCTATAGTTGTAAAAGTCTTTGTGAATGTAGACATTTGTACACGCTTCGATGAATCACTAAAATAAGCTTGGTCATCGTCACTTGTAGAATCATTCTTTAATTTGGTATGGGAAAAATCCTCACCTAACTTTTCTAGCCTATGGACAGTAGAACCATCTATAGTTCTAGATAATGACAGATACAAGTCATCATGAGTACCAGTGCTATTAGGAATAACAGTGAGTGAGTTGATTTTAACAGCAGTTCCACCAAATACATGTTTATGCCACGCTACCGTTTGAGTATCATTGTCTATCGTTAACCCTATCAGAGCATTTCTACTTGTTAGGCACCAAACGATACCTCTAGAAGCCTGATAAACAAATTGTACTATTTCAATTCCTGCACTAGCGTCAGTGCTATCGCCATCAAATAAATGACTAACGATGTGTTCTGCACTAATTGAAAGAGATCGAGATATGTAAGAGCCGTTGTCATTGTTATATTTAAACTCTCTTAAAAGTCTACCATCTCTAGAAACAAAGATAGTAGATTGATCTACTTTCTTGGCCTGTATAGATGATGATCCGTTACTAGTCTGCGCTTTAATAAATGGAGGAGTTACCGCTGACAGTGCATTCTCACCACCAGTGACTATATACTCAGTACCAAGAGTACCTACTTCCAAATGATTCCTAGGCGCAAGCCATGTTATCTCATTGACCTCTTGGGATGCAATAGTAAATTGAAAAGGATCGGTCGCTACAGAGTCCCCAACAAATTCACTATTCTTACCAATCGAATGAGAACTCCCATCTCTATACCTAGTCTCAGTAAAATGAAAGAAGTTTCCTGTTATACTTCCATAGAGAGTATCAGGACTAAGAATAGTACCGCCATAAATAAGCCGCTGCTCAAAAATCGAGATAGTACGTGGGAAACCTTGATAGTTGTTAAATGAGCTTTCATTCCAGTTATCCGTGTTAAAATTATGTGAATGACTGGCAGAAATTTTAGAGTAATCCGTTGCTACTACTGTAGAAATAAACTTTGGGTTTATCGTAACACTACTACTAGTAGTACCTACTGTTAAAACCGTTCCTGCCCTAGCATTTGCTAGAGTAGAAGCTAAACTAACCACGTTAGCACTAACTTTAATAATATAGTAGTCAAGTGTAGAAGATAGTCCCGTAGGGATAGTTCCTGATAACCTAACGACATCACTAGTTAACATTCCATGAGAAGTAGAAGTTAATTGGTTAGCTGAAGGTGTACCAAAGTTACCAGTAAAAGCCGCTGGTATACTGGCAGCGTTTACCTTAAAAACATGATCATCTAATGAACTACTATGAGAAATAAAGTAAGCATCCTTATGGTTTGCAGTAGCATCAGCCGCAAAGAAAGGTACTAAGTTTGTTCCAGAGGAATCA